CGTGGTGGCAAAAGCTGTTCCTGTTTCCGTTGCGGCTAAATCGATGACAAAATTATTAGCATCGGTAATTGATTGAATTTCAAATTCTCCCTCAAAATCAGATGCCGTCAAACTACTTGTTCCAGGAATCAAGGAGACGGATGATATGGTGACAAAATCACCGTCAGAAGCTCCATGAGTCGATACGGTGCACGTAACGGCGTCGCTTGAAGTTGTTGTGGTAAAAGCGCTTGTGGCGGCTGAAGCTGTATAACGAATGGGAGTAACGTCAAAAAGGGTTCCCTCCGACATCACGTATAATTTTTTGTTTGTTCCGAGGGCTGTGTATCGCGTCTGGTCTAAAGTAAACCATGAGAACTGAGCTCTGGCTATCCCGATGACGGTGCTTGTGCTCGCTTCCACCCATCCTCCCAATTTTTCTGGGAGTCCGTAGCGAAATCGGACAAAATCGGCATCCGTCCATCCTCCTTCCGCTCCATAATCGGTATCCTGCTTATTTATCCCCGGTTTGAAGTTTACTTTTGTCAGTGGCATAATATTCCTCTTTGCTCTTGAATCGTGTTCCTACGTGTCCCTTGAAAGGGAACGTACCCCAGTGTGTGAGGGGACTTTTAATATCTGCATATATCTTACCACCAATTTTCTGCCATAGTCTACAAAAAGCATAATCCTCTGATAAATATCTTCTATCGTCGGGATCAATCATAGTATCAAAAAAAGCCCATGTATTTTTTGATTTATACTTTTGACCATTTATAAGTTGATCCGTGTTATATTGCAACTCTGGATATGCCTTTTTCATCCTGTAAAAAACTTCCCTTTTTATAAGCATAAAGCCGGTAGCGCCGTCATGAACTTCGACAAATCCGTTATCTATTTTTACATTCATAGGGTCCTTGAAATTAAGGTTGTATTCCAGGGACGCGGAAAAAAGCAGGTCATTGTCCTTGATTTTCTTCTGCTGATGTTCCTTGGTGATTTGATACACGTAATCCCAATTAATGTCTTTTTTTGAATACACCCCGCAAACCACATCCTTGTCATAATCCACCATTCTCTTAATGCTCATGGGATCGAACTGAATATCGGAGTCAATGAACATTAGATGGGTTGGTTTGCTTTCATCATTCAGGAATTCAGAAACGCAGGTGTTTCTCGCCCGGGTAATCAATGATTCATTGGTCACGCTATTATAGCACATGGCTAGTTTTTTATGGATGCACATCATCTGCAATTTAAGCAGGGAATGGAGATATCCCATATGGCACATGCCCCCATAAGCCGGGGTAGAGACGTAAATTTTCTTAATTTCTTTCATTTATTGATATATATCAAATTATATAAAATTACATAGATATAAGTTTTCCTGACAAGGAAATTGTGATATGGAAAGGGCAGAAAATAGAAATGACAATCGGGGTAAATATTTCACATAATGCTTCTATTTGCATAAAAGAAGATAATAGTGTTGAGTATTACGAAGAGGATCGTTTTAATAAACTTAAAAATTGGGAACCTACTCAAGAAAATTTTGATTATATTTCATTTAAAAAAATTAAAAATTTTAATGACATGTTTATATTTTCTTCTTACGGCAGACTTAATAACAAAGATGAAAAAATTTGTGAAAAAATTTGTGAAAAATATAATATAAAAAATTTTATTTTTAATCCTTTTATGCACCACATATATCATGCTTGTGCAGTTTTTCATGTTTCTTCTTTTAATACAGCCTTGTGTATTGTTATTGACGGTGGTGGTGCACGATTGCCTAAAAAAGACACATTTCAAGAAACCGATAGTATTTACTATATTGATAACTTTAAAGTTGAAGCAAAATACAAAAGTTATAGTAACGGAAGATACTCTACTTTTTGGTCAAATCCCAATAATAAAAAAAAGTTAGTTAAACTTACAAAGTTAGTTAAAGAAAATTTATCTAAAGAAGATTTATTTGATGATTTTTTTGTAAAAGAAAATTGTCTTTACAGAATGACGCATTCTTACAATCCTGGATTGTTATTTAATCATTTATGTTCTACCATTAATTTATTAAGTAATAATGGATTTCACCATGAACCAGGTAAAGCTATGGGTTTATCATCTTATGGAAACAATTATGGAATGAGAGATGAAGATCTTGCAAAACAAGTTCAAGAAGCAACAGAGAAATATACTATAGATTTAATTGAAAAAGCTTTAACTTATAATAGCACTAGAAATATTATTTTATCAGGCGGTTATGCTTTAAACTGTGTCAACAATTATAAATATACTCAATATTTTAAAAACATAAATTTTTTTATTGACCCGTGCGCTCATGACGGAGGAACAGCTTTAGGAGGAGCAGTATGGTATGATCATTACAGATAAAAAAGAAGCAATTAATAAAATACTAGAACAGGAGATTGTTGCTATATTTCAACAAAATTCTGAATATGGTCCGAGAGCCTTGGGCAATAGATCTTTATTATTTGACCCTAGAAATAAAAATGGTAAAAATATTGTTAATAAAATTAAAAAAAGAGAATGGTATAGACCTTTTGCAGGGGCTATATTGTTAGAGCATGCACATGATTGGTTTGAAATAGAAATAATAAAAGAATCTCCTTATATGAGTTTTGCAATACCTATAAAAGAAAATAAAAAAAAATTAATCCCTTGCATTATTCATGTGGATGGAACCTGTAGGATTCAAACTGTGACGGAAAAGCAAAATAAAAACTTTTATGATTTAATTAAATTATTCTACAAAAAAACAAATGTACCAATTCTTTTTAACACATCATTTAATTTAGCAAACGAACCTTTGGTGGAAACTAAAGAGGACGCTTTAGATACACTGGAAAGATCTGACATTAACTACTTGTATATACCCTAAATGAAAGCAAAAATCATTACAGATTCATTTTTTATTGGCCACTATAAAATAGCCAATAAATACATTAAAGACCTTAATAAAAGATATGAAACCGCCAAGGATGGTTTAAATAGTTATGGTTCCCGTTTAGCGGGGAGACTGGATAGTGAATTGGAGATGCTAAACATTATACAATCAACGGATTCTTTTCCTCAAATTGTTAAATGCATGGACAAACATATGAAACAAAGCATTGAATTTAAATGCCTACCCCGTAAATCTTATGATTTAGATATTATAGGATGCTGGATAAATGATATGAAAGGGGGGGAATATAATCCTCCCCATACTCACCATGACGGATCTGGCTGGTCAACAGTTTTATTTTTAAAAGTTCCCGAATTCATTAACGATGCAAAAGATCCCCACAAGTTCAAGGATGGGGAGCTGTGTTTTATAATGGGAGGAAACACCACTTATTACGTTACCCCTAAAGTTGGGGATTTTTATATCTTTCACGCCCGTCACCAACATTGTGTAATGCCCTTTAAAACCAAAGACCCTAAAGCAGTTCGTCGATCCATGTCTTTTAATTTTATTGTGAAAAAGGAGGAGAATAAAAATGTTTGAAAAGAAAATAACTTTCATTGCCACTGATAAAGATTATGAAAATATATGGCCACATCCCCAAGCTGCCAGTTATTTTATGTCGAAGAATTATAAAGATTTGAAACGTCACACAGACAATAATATTCACAAACCAACGGTTAAGACGTGCGTCCCTTTTTTAGATGCCTTAACTTTTGGATATATTATTCCTTTTGACCAAGATTATCTTATTGACGCAACAGAAAAAGATTTAAGTATAACGGGTGCCAACAAAGAACCTGAACCTGCGGGATTTCATAGTAAAACTCAACTTCCGTTAGGAGATGATAAGGGAAAAGAAAACGCGGGAAAATTCCATAGCAAATGGCTAATTAAAACCCCACCAGGATATAGCTGTTTATTTATTCAACCCCTTAATCGGAAAGAAGAACGTTTTGAACTGATATCTGGAGTGGTGGATACGGATACATATATTAATGTAATTAATTTTCCTTTTCATTGGAAAAAATGGAACGAGCAAACCCTTGTGAAAAAAGGAGAGCCTATGGTTCAAGTAATTCCCTTTAAACGAGAGCCGTGGAAAAAATGGTCTGGTTTTATAAAGGAAGTAGACCATGGTCAAACCCTTCGACTTCTGGGAAGTAAGTTTGTGGATCGGTATAAAACAATGTTCTGGAATAAAAAAAGTTTTAAATAAATGAAAAAATTAAGTGATTTTGTGAAATGCTACGAAAATTTAATTGACAAGAATTTATGTGATAAAATTGTTAATAGAAAAGACATGACATTCAATAAGGCGGCTACGGGAGGATATGAGGAAATAAACCCTGATAGGAAGTGTTATACAAAAAAATTAGAGGATGAATTTAGTGATGATATTTTTAAAATAGTAGGAAAAATTTTAAAATTATATAAGCAAGACCATACGGAGTTTGAGATAGGGGTAACGACTGAAGACACAGGATATGATCATCTTTTATACTTAGGGTCTGAGAAAGGGGAATACAAAGAACATACAGATCATTTTGATATGTTTCCTCGTGTTTTAAGCTGTTCTTTAATTTTAAATGATGATTATGAAGGAGGAGATTTTGCATTTTTCGGAGGGAAATACATAGTTCCTAAAAAAGCTGGTAGCGTTGTTGTTTTTCCGAGTAACTTTTGTTTTCCTCATGCAGTCAAGCCCGTTACAAAAGGAAATAGACACGCTATCATCACTTGGATTCATTAATGAAAAATAAATATATATATGTCAAAAACATGTTGTCCATGGATTTGGTAGAATACCTGTCTACTTGGCATTTAAAAAACTATGAAAAAAGAATCAAAAATGATCGTCACGTTCCTCTCTCTTTTTCAATGCATTCCAAGGACACAGAAATTTATTATCATTTACTTTATCATTTGCTCCCCATTATGGAAAAAGAAACTAATTTAAAGTTAAAGCCGATATACAGTTATAGCAGAATTTATTTAGGGGGAGCCGAATTAAAAAAACATACTGACAGAAAGGCTTGTGAAATAAGTGCCTCTATAACTTTAAAATATTTTTACCATAATAAAGAATATCAATGGCCTCTTTGCATAGAAAATATACCCATAAATATTAAGTCAGGTGACGGAGTTATTTATAAAGGAACAGAGATAGAGCACTGGAGGCCTATTTTTCAACAGGCCAAAGAATGTTGGCATCATCAAGTTTTCGTGCATTATGTTGATTTAAACGGTCCTTCCGCTGATGAGAAAGAAGAAGTATAATATGTTATTTCAAATTTTTCCTACTCTTATTTACAAAGAAAATTTATCTATTTCTCCTATTAATATAAATGAAAATGAAATAGAATTTAGTCCAATTGGAAATTTTAAGTATTCAACGAGTGACAATATTTTAGAAAAAAAATATTTTTCTTCTTTAAAAAAAGAAATTCAACGCCACGTAGATATTTTTACGAAAGATATTTTAGAGATAGAAAATACTTTAAAGTTTTTTATTACTCGATCATGGGTAATTAACATTGAAAAAATAAATGATAGTGGGCCTTTTCACAAGCACAGTAATTCTTTTTTTACAGGGGTCTTTTATATAAATGTTGATGAAGAAAAAGATTCTTTTGATATTGAACGATCTAAGACTTATCAATATATTCATTATAATTATGAAAACACAAATAAATGGAATCAACAATTGATAACCTATTACCCTAAAAAAAATGATTTAATAATTTTTGATGCGTCTCTTTCCCATCGGATCGGACATCATCTTACATCTAAGTTAAGAACTGTTATAGCATTTGAAGTCTTTGCTAAAGGAACTTTTAGTTCTAAAGGTAGTCTAAATTCTTATAATAATGGAAAATTAACTTTATGAATAGTAGGGTTTTATATATAGATAATTTAAAAAAAGAAATTAAAAATATAAAGGAAGATATTATAAAAGATTGTTCAAAAACAAAAAAGAATGCCAATTATAGTTTTCAAGTTTTTACAAAATATCATGATAAATTATATTCTTTATTTACAAAGAGTTGTAAAAAAAAACTTAAAAAATTTAATATAATTAATACTCCAACAAAACTGTGGAGTTATTTTACAGATAAAGATTTTCATGAAGGAGATACCTGGCACAATCACATTAACACATGCACAATATGTGGTGTATTATATTTAGAAACAGTTAAAAATTGTGGAATAGAGTTTAAACATGATAATAAAATTTTTTATATTGAACCTAAAAATTATGATCTTTTAATTTTTCCAGGTTTTTTAAATCACAGACCTCTTATAAGTAACACTAAAAAAAGAGTTAGCCTAAACTTTGAGGTATTTTGTCATGAACCAAGTAATCAAATATTTTAATAGTTAGGATCGTAATCAATCCAAGTTTTATTCCAATCCCAAGCCAAAGGCGCTTCTTCGCTGTTAAAAGTTTCTATTGAGTTTCCCGCATCCACCCAGGCAATTCCCGCATTTTCAAAAGCATTATCATAGTCCATTTTAGCTTCGAGAATCTGGCTTTTCCTTGTTTCACTCCAAGTTAATAATTCTTGAATTGTTGTGGAGCCCACGGAATCAGCGACATCTGATAACACAATATTACCCACCATTTCAGGGGGGTCACTGTCCCCTACCTTAGTTTGAATTTCCTTCTGTCCTGAAGTCCATAAAACATAATGAACCGTATTCTCTAGTGCAGGCATTGCATTGCCTTTATCCACCCACCGAATAAGAAAAGAATCATCTATGTTAGTATAGTCGTTATTTGATATTACAATATGAGTGGCCATAGTCCCTCTCCTAGTGTTTTATAATGTAGTTAACCACCACGTAAGGTGAAAAAGTATTGTTTCCCGCTGCCGTTACCGTCCCTGTAAGTGTAGAAGTTACTGCCACAGTACCTGTCAATGTTCCCGCCAAGGTGTGAGCATGAGTATGCCCCGTTCCAGAACCTGCATTTCCACTAGGTAATGGACTAAACGGGTTGGTGCCACCACCCCTAGCCTGAATGTTATTTGGATGAGGTGGGGTGATACCATCAGTAATTACTATAGCATGACTATGAGAGGCTAGTTGAGCCGTGGTTAGTGCTGTATTGGAAATAGATCCCGTTACCGTTACCGCTTGGTTATTGGTAACACTATTAGTTGCCGCTTGGTTGTTGGTAACCGCCACGGTTACCGTGTTGGCACCGCCCGTTCCCGCTAAATTATAAGTGTTGCCGTCATATCCCTGAGGGGTCTTGCCCTGTAATTGAGGAACATTGAATGTTGATGAACCGTCTCCCACTCCGTAAGTGGTGGAAAGAACGACAAATAATTCCGCGTAGGTTGTCCGTGATACAGCGGTTCCGTCACACAAGAGATAGCCACTAGGGGCTGTAGTTTTTCCCCAAGGCTTGATTGTGCCTACTTCACTTCTGTTTGTAAAATCCTGTAAATTAGTCATTGTACTTTAATCTCCAACCATTTGTTGAATCGTAATATACCAAAGAAACACCTGCACTGTTAGTAGAAATTACCATGTCAGCTGCATCTCCTTGAACTTTTTCAGATCCTCCATCAACGGTAATGTTATTGGTTCCCGCACTTCCGTCCCCGTCAACAATTTTTACTTGCATTCCGATTGTGGGCGAGGCGGGT